ATGAGTCGTCATATTACCTCCTGAGTACCCGCTTGGCGGGGTTTAGCGGCCTCCGCCGCGATTAACTCGTTGAGGCTGGCCGATATTAACCGGCCAGCCGTCATAATTGGTTGATTAGGTTACGGAATGTCCGTAAACCCACCTAAAGTCATCCCATCCGTAGGAATGGCGCATATAGCCACGATAACGGGCAACCAGGTTGTATGCCCCGGTGGGATCGTATTCGAATTCCGGAAGGGTGTGGTTATACCAGATAGCGTGCATGGAGGCTTTGGCAGTGTCGATCATAAACCAGTTATTCGTATCGGTCAGGAATTCGTCAACAACAACCCGCAGACCAACGGAACTGATAAAGTTCCCGTTATAGTCAGCAGCGCCAGGCTTCTGGATGGCGTTGATAATCTCGTACGCCGTTGATTCAAGCGCCGTCGGGACATAGAGGACGTTGAAACGAGAAGGGAGAGGAAGTCCACGGTCATTCTTGAAGTTGCTCCCGGCCAACAGCGTCGCAACAACGGCGGCATAGCTCAGAGCGGTCGTGCCGAGATTGCTGATGGCGGTAGAGTCAACAGTATTCGTCGGATGAGAAGCGGAGCAGAGATAAACGCTATCGTAACCCGTAACGGTCGCGAATGCGTTGTTCAAAATCCCGGATGCCTGGTAAGCACGGGTATCCGTGAAAGCCATTGCGAGCGTCATGATCCTGCTGCGGATTTCCATCTCTCGCCCATCGTCCCACAGTTTGCGCTCGATCTCGACGCCATCCGCATATTCTTTGTGGGTAAACGTCGCTTCATAGAGCGAGCTGAACGAGTCATAATGGATTGCTGTTCCGTTTCCCTCAGCAGTTGCGGCGTTGTATTCAGGCACAAGCCCGAACGAACCAATTCCCTGAGAGTATTCGGTAGGCTTCGAAGAACCCCGAATGCTCATGAATTGCATCAAAGGGGAAGCCGTTGGATTCAAAGTCTGGCTCCACCAGACTTTAGCAGAAGGCGTAAGGTAATCCGCCCATTGTTTCTGAATCATAGGGGTAGGCATATCTTATTCTCCTTACATCACTGCCATTTTGGCCGAGTTGACGGTGCAATAGACGGTAAGACCGCTATCTTCCGTTTTCCAAACAGACAGACAACCGCCGGACGTGTCACCAACATCCATTGATCCGTCGCTGTTGAAGTCGAACGTTTTCCCGGAAAAACCGGAATAACTGGACGCGTCAGCGTCAGCAGTGCCTTTGATAACGTCGCCAGGACGGATCAAATAGACTTTAATCGGATCGCCGGAAGTTGCGGCCGCGCTCGTCGCTTCCGCCGCCAAACCGGCAAACAGAACAACCGTTGCAGTCGCTTCATCGAGTTGCCCGCTCGTCAAAATAAGAGCGGTCCCGACTTTGGTCTCGAGACTTGTAGATGCCTCGAAGGTATAAACTTTAGGGGGTGTAAGACCAAACAGGTTAGTCACATACTCCCATGTATAAGTTGGTGCAGCCATATTTTCTCCTTACAGATTTTTGGCGTAATCCTCCGGTTTTACTCCGGTTCGTTTCGCCGCTGCCAATTCTTCCGGTGTGAGCGTAACCATATCCGGCGCTCCACCGCCTTGTTTGCCTGCCCCGATGTCATAAGGCGCTGGCTTCATCAGCTTCGCCTTGTGTTTAGAAAGCCATTCCAACTTGTAGCTGGTTGTACCTTCGGGAACCATGTCGCGAACGCTTTCAGGAAGATCAGCTACCTGTGCATCTAGCACAGAGCGCAGCGTTTTCTCGCTTTCCTCGGCAACAGCGGCCTTCGGGCGAAGGCTTTCAAGTTCTCCGCGAGTGTCCTCGTAGAGCTTCTTGAAGTCCTCTTTTTCGATAAGCCTTTGCTCTTCTGCCAGTTTGTTCGCCTTTTCCATCTCCGCCAGACGAGTTTCAAGAGCTTTCCGTTTCTCATTCACTTCGTCAAACCGCTGCTTTGGGATCATGATTTCGGTGTTTTTAGACTCCGCAGTCTGTTGATCCGTTGCAGTCGTGGCAGTGGTTCCTTCGGCAGGTTCGGTTTTTTCAGGTGCAGACATTTGATATCCTCTTTCGTTTTTTACGGGTACGGCCCGGAGGTGATTAACAAAAAAAGACGATGGCTGTGATTTCTCACAAGCCACCGTCTAATAACGTTTGCTCGTCTTTCCTGGATGCTCCGTTACCGTTTCATCCAGGCTATGATTTTAGTTTTGCGTCCCCGAGTTGACGGGGTGATGGTTGCGAGTGATGTTTCCATCGAAACAATGGTGAGGCAACCGGCTGTATCGTCATACAGACACCTGCGTATGCTTTTCCCGCGTGTCGCGTCCACGCCGCCGCAAAACTATATACCTACATTATAGCACATATTGTCAACCATGTGTATTATTATGCAGATACATCTGCTCGATAGCTGCGCAAATTGCCAACAGGGCGGCACGAACGGCAATCCAGAATTCACGGTTTGTCATTCTTATCTCCGAGGACGATGAAGATATCTCTCAGAACTTCTTTCCCATTGACAATCTCATATTTAGCAGCGATGTCTCTGCCTTCCTTCGTGCCGATGTAGCGGACGATATAGCGGGTTCCTTCGCCAGCGGTGTTCATTTTGATAACTGTGCCAAATTCCATTGTCATCCTTTATGTGCCAAACTTTTGGTTTATTTCACCCATCCCATGATCCTATTCATCATGCGCAGCCACCATGGAGCTTTTAGGCCGACAGCGTAAAATTGTGAACACGAATTGTCTCCGGTTAGATGGATAAGCCATTTAGGTGACTTTG